CCTGTTAACCCCAATGATCGCCGTCTTATCTTAGAATCAGCAAAAGCCGGTTGGGAAGCTAGCAAACTTTAAAGGAAGATATTAGTTTATTTATAAGAACGCCACCCGGGATTTCTCCCGGGTGGTATTCTTTAATTAAACAACTGGTATACCACTAGGAACAAATCCAGTAAATGTTACAGTATCATCATTAGTAGAAATAACGCCTAAATAACCTGATATGTTTACTCTATTACTATTACCATTAGTTAACACATGTATTACTCTTGTAATAAATCTATACTGATGTAGATTAATATCGACAACTGTGTTACCTGAATGTGGATGTATCTCTATTAAGTTAGTTGGTAAATTAGCTCTCACTGGATCTATATTATATAATATCTTATATCTAGTCTCTAATAAGTTAAATATATCTACATCTGTATACGGGTTAGTATATATTCTACTTGGTATATTACCATCTAACATATCCTCTATTATCTTACATATAGTAGGACTAAATAAGAAGTATTGACTACCTATTATATTAAATGGATCTATAGTGGGTTCTTTATAAATAATGTTATATAAATCACTTATTTTTTTATTAAGAGATAGGTTATTTAAGTAAAGAGGAGTAGTCGGCAGCCCTGTAATCTCTTTAGTAGATAACTCGTGTTCAACTATAGAATAAGGTAACCCGTTTAACGTATCTGATACTCTTACGGTATTATCTTCTTCAGCATATCTTACATTATTTCTATTATGTAATCTACCTGCTATATACACAGAGTAAACTCTATCGTCTCTTATATCATATAGATTATTTCGACTAAGAACTCCATGTGATATAAATCCAGTAAGATGGTTAGAGTTAATCTTACTTTTAGTAGTAGGTAGTCCATGTACCCTTACATGTATAGTCTGTGTAACCTTAGTATAGTCTATATGTTCTTTATCACATATAGATATATAAGGATAGTCTATGAAGTAACCTACACGATATTCTAATTTATACCCATTTAAAAAGACATCTACAGAAGTAAATGGAATATCTATAGGAAACTGCATTAACCCTGTGCCACGATCTTCTCTTATGGTTATAGGAAAATACATTATTCCATCTGAGCCTGATAAATTATATTCTAGAGTGTAAGTTATAGGCTGGTCTAGATAGACTATTTTTATTTTTTTATTAGGTCCTTCTGAAAGAGATAGAGTACTATTTCTTATAGTAACTAAAGAAGAATTATTAGTTATATCTTCCCATTCTGTTATACGATTAATGCCGTCAAAGTAAGCAGATAGAATAATAAACTCAGCATTACGTAAAGTGACTGTTTCGTTATGAGAATATAGCTTATTGTAGTCAGAAGGAGTTCTGCCTCTTATAAATTCTACTGATCTAACTAAAGAGGATGATCTTGTATAAATAGGTCCTATAGTTTCTGCTATATTAATTAATACTCCAGCTGCGTTATATTCATATGCTAACGAAGGATACTGGTATAACTCTGGAACTTCTATATTTTCTTCTGTTATAGAGTGTATAGGTGAATTAGCAAAGTAATATTTAATGCCAGCGTATCCAACCGCAGAACTGCATAAGCTATTAGTAACATCTCTTAAAGATTTAGCGTCTACTAGTTTAAAATAATCACTATTTTCTAATTGTTCTGCTCTTAGTTCTGGTATAGTGTAATTCATATTAGATAGAACGTCTAGTTCTACAGCTTGAGGTAGTTTATATAACTCATGTAGTTTAAGAGATGAATATATAAGACTATTATCTACACCAGATCTTCTTGTTATAACTACTACATTTTTATCTTGTATAGATCCTCCTTCTACTGAGGATAGATGATTAGCTTGGTTATTTACATAGTCTGTAAATAAAGAGTAGTCTTTATCCGTAACGTTTCTAGACGCAAACTCTTTATGTTTATAGTAGAATACTCCTTTATTAAAAAAAGGAGTTGTATTTATTATATAGAAGTCTATATCATCACTGTACTGAAAATACTCTGTAGTTTTATTACGAAATATTAAGTATTTTAATTTATTATCCTTAGTAGAGTCAAATGTCCTTAGTGTATTTATAGAGTAAATTTCTTTAGAAGTTATGGAGTTATCGTATAGAACTTCTACTAAGCTAAAATTAGGTATATGTAGAGTTAGGTTAGAGGTATAGTATCCGTTTACGTATACCAATACATCGCCGCCATTATTTTTAAGAGAAGCTATTTGAGTCTGTAGATTTACTTTATCTTGATTAGTATTTACTTCGGTTGAAAACACCCTTATACCCGGTTTGCCGGATGAAACAAACTCAGGTGTTCTAAAATACTCATTACTATAAAATCTTATATAAGTCATACTTTCTATGTCTATAACTCTTCTTAATGCTGAGGTTACTCGTATGGCTATAATTATACTACTTTCATCTATAAAACTATAGTATATATTAGATCTAGGGCAGCTAAGTCCTAGTTGATTATAAACCTGTAACATATAGTTACGACTATTCATATCTTCTTCTACGTTAATCCATCTATCCTTAAACCAATCTCTTTTTTGTTTAAGTAAGTTAAGAAATTTAGGAGATATATTACCTATAGTGTAAACGTGAAAACTATCTGTTTGATTAGGTAAAGGTTTCTGTGCGTGATATAGCTGTACTGTTCTTTTAACTGGATAAGTTGGTCTAGTTACTCTTATTAGTTTAAAGGAGTACTGTCTATCTTGGTGGGGGCTAGCGTGAATCTTCTCTAACCCAAATTTAATTATAGGTAACATATTAATTAAAATCAGCTTGTGTTACGGTTAAGCTACTAAGAGCAGTAAGGAAATCGTCACCTTTACCTCTCTTATTAAGTTTATCTACTATGGTAGCTATAAAGGCTTTTTTAAATGATTTCTGTGTTAAACTAGCGTATACTAAAGATACCCAAGTAGGAGGATGTTCTAATGATAGTATAGTTAACTCTTTACCTGTATCTCCGAACCAGTTATTAGTAAGTATGTTTAATAAGACTTGATAATTAAAGTCTTTAAGTCTTATATTACCAGTAACTTCATAGCAATCTTTACAGAAATCATCTATAGTTTTAAGTTCAGTTGTTACTCTAGAATTAACTTCTTCTATAAGTTTAGGAACTATACTATCTTCTTTACTGCGAATTAGTAACTTATCAAAATCGTCTCTACTATAATTCTCTGTAAATAAGTGACTATAGTAAATAAAAGCCAGTATACGTAATTGTAATTGATTTGATAAGTCTAGTCCAAATTTTCTAGTCAAATTCTCTGAAAGCCAGCTAGCAAATATAAAATGAGGAAACTTAAAATTATAAATATTACTCTGTTTACCAACAAACCACATACCTGTTAAAATAAACCTATGTAAGTTAAGATTATATTCACTTTCATTTTTAATTTCATAGTTATAATTATCTGTAGATTTCTTAACAAAGTTACGGAGATCTAATGCTATCCACTTATTCTCTAAATTAATAATAGGATGGGAGAAGGAAGGTATATCCCTCTCTATATCACTTAACCCGTATAGTATAACAGGATTAAGGGTAAGATGAATATCTGTAAATGGTTTAATGCTAAACTTTTCTCTTTCTTTAATAAAGGTATAATCAGTTGTAATATATCTGTTAATAGCCGCTATGGTAGAAGTTCTATTAATCAGATTGAGTGTTTTAAAGTGATAGGGGTCTTTAAGCATGACGAGTACCCTTCTAAGTGCTAACGAATGATGTGATGTTTGGAAAAACTACCAAAAAATGCGTCTTTTTTCTTTCTCTAGGAGTACATAATGAGCGAAATTTTAAACGCTGCACCTATGGTAATAGACCTAGGTACACAAGATCTATCTACTAGGACTATTCCGTTAGCGCCACTGAGCGTTCCTCAGCATTTACCTAAGCTATATGTATTTGCTGAAAAAGGCCCAATAGGATCTAATTACGTTGATTTTGATGAAGTGTCATTAACTCAACTATACGGCGATGATACTTTTGATGTTAATCTTAAATATCATACTCACCAGACTCCTTTTCTTCAGGCTACTGCTGCTGCCGCAAATAATTGCGTAGTTCATCGTTTAGTACCTAGTGATGCTAAAGATACTGCTAACGTTTGTTTGTATTTAGATGTGTTACCTACTCAAGTTCCTATATATGAGAAAAGTTCAGATGGTTCTATTAGATTAGATTCTAATGGTAATAGAATTGTTAGAACTGATAGTAACGGAGACCCTATCACGGTAGCAGGTTATAAAGTAGCCTGGGTAACTGATAAGACTGTCGCTAATATAGGCGAGTATCAAAGAGGGTTATTAACACAACGTCCTGGCCTACAGGCAGATGGAGCTGTTCAGTCTGTGCAGTATCCTATTTTTGAATTTTCTGCTAGCTCGCCTGGTGAAGGTGGTAATAAATTAGCGGTTAAGATGTACCCAGCATTTTTAACTGACTTAGTACCATTCCCTTCTATAATGCTTTCTGATGGTAAACAGTATCCTTACTATTTCTCTATGAGTAAAATAGTAGATACTCTTACTAGTAAAACAAATACTGTGTTTAATAGTTTCGGTTCACAGTTTACTAGATTTACTATTAAAGGCAATGGAGTAGACCCAGCTAGCGGGGCGGTTGTTGATCTTAAGAAAGTAGTAGAAGATCAGTATATCAAATTAAGACCAGCTCAGGCTTCAGGGTTAGGTTCAGTCTTTACATACCAGAATAACTTAGATACTGTTTTAACACTATTCTATAATGTTGAAAAGAATATATCTGATTCAAACAGAGATATTATTATTAATAATAGTGAACTTAATGTTCACGCTTTTAACGTAATGACCTTTACTAGTTCTAACGGGTCGCCTTACCACACGGTACAACAAGTAGATGTACCTGGGTCAGTCCGTTTAACTAAGAATACTAATATATTCTTATCAGGTAGCTCTGATGGTACTATAACAGAATCTGTTATGGATAGTTTAGTTTTAGCTGATTTAGATAATTATAATAACTCTCTCCACGAGTATAATGATTTAGTATTACATCCTGAGTCTATCATTTACGATAGCGGGTTTAGCTTAAATGTAAAAAGAGCTATGGCTAAGTTTATATCACGTCGTAAAGACACTATGATTGCTTTAGCTACGTATGCTCATAATGCTCCTAATATTAGTCTAGAGAGTCAATACTCTGTAGCTATAGCTCTTAAGACTATGGTTGAATTATATCCAGAATCTTCCTTCTTTGGAACTCCTGTAATGCGTGGTATTATTATGGGCGGGTCTGGTAATCTTATTAATTCTTTATATACTAAGAGAGTTCCGTTAACCTATGAGTTACTATATAAGTCTGCTCGTTATATGGGCGCTAAGAATGGTAAATGGAGAAATGGTTTTTGTTTCGATAAAGCTCCTCTTTCTATTATCACTCAACTTAAAGATATAGACGTAACTTGGGTACCTACTTCTACTCGTAATACGTTATGGAGTGTAGGTCTTAACTTTGTATTAAATTATGGAGTTCGTAGACAGTTCTTCCCGGCCTTACAGACTGTTTATGAGAATGACACTTCTATTCTTAATAGCGTATTTGCTGCTATGGCTATTTGCTATATCAATAAAGTAGAACACGCGGCTTGGCGTGAGTTTAGTGGTAGTATTAGCTTTACTGACGCTCAACTAGAAGAACAAGTTAACAACTTCATAGCGGATCTTCTCAAGGATAAGTTTGATGATAAGTATATTACAGTTCCTAATTGCCATGTAACTGAACTAGACGCTTTAAGAGGATATTCTTGGACAACAGCTGTTACTATCTATGGTAATGTTGCTAAGACTGTCTCTACTGTTTATACAGTAGCACGTCGTATGAGTGATCTAGAGGCTTAATACTAAACGGTTACCTAGAGATTCAAATAGTCTCTAGGTAACCATCTCTTTCTTTGGCTCATAGATTTCATTCTGTGAACCTTATTTCCCTCTTTGAAAGGACTACTCATGTCTAGGCTGACAGATGCAATTATTACAGGAGCTTACTCTGATAGAGCTACTCCTGATAAAGCAATGCTAGATTTAAAAAATGGCGGACAACACGGTTATGCCCCTAATCTTGTTGCAGGTGAATGGATAAGTAACCAATCTTATACATCTCGGCCGTTAGCTTGTATATTACTAGAAGCCCCTAAAATGTTTACAGTTATGCCAGATAGTCAGAAATGGGTATCAAGTCTTAAGGCTTTATTTGAACTACACGCCCGTAGTATAGATGGGTTTAATGCTGGGCTTAAAGTTGACGTTGAAGAACACCCTGTAGGCGGGGCTGGTGAGCAACAACAAGAAATTGTCAATGTTACTCGTGAACGTTCACAACCTAAATTTACCTTTATAGAGAAATACGGTCGTCCTATTCAAACTCTATTAGATTACTGGATTCGTTACGGCGCTATGGATCCAGAAACTAAGTTTGCTCTATTAGGCACTATGAACAGATCTGAAGTTAAGGACTTATTAGCTGATTGGTATTCAGCTACGTGTTTATTCTTTGTACCAGATCCTTTACATAGAAAGGTAGATAAAGCTTGGATAACTACTAATATGTATCCATTAAGCACTGGGGATATCACTGCTAAACGTGACCTTACTTCGTCACAAGAAATGCTTACTTTAGACATTGAGTTTTCTGGTATTTCTCAATTTGGACTAGGTGTTAATCAGTTCGCACAACGTATTCTAAATAGCATTAATATCACTAACGCTGATCCTTCTATGCGTCCTTCTTTTATTAACAAGATTTCACCTAACGTTGAAGCTGTTAATACTTCAGGATATAAGAGAAGAGCTGAAGAAGTAGCACGCACTGCTGTAACTAATATGAATGCTTAACAAAAGGCCTGGAGGGGTTAAACCTCCAGGTCTTTTTTAATTGAATAGTCTAATTAACTGAATTAACTCTAAGAGGAGTAAATAATGTGTTCTACTAAAGCTTATATAGATAATCCATTTGAAACAACTAAACCAGAACTTAAGTTGCCTACTACTTTAAATGAAATTAAGTTAATACAAGCTGAAAATAAATATGGTAAGCATTTAACTGAAGAACAGAGAAGTAGACTGGTAGCTTTAGAAGAAGCTATTAAAAACAAAAAAGAGTATACTAAAACCAAAGAACAAAAGAAAAGAGAGAAGAAATTAAAGAAGATAGCTAATTTGTCTAAGAGAAAAAATAGACATTAAGGTTAATCCTATTAGATATTTTGTGATTAATCTGTTAACTAGGGAAAATATCATGGAAATAGTTAAGTTTACTGAAACGATTTTTAGTGATAAGAATAAGAAGGGTATTCTTACTCCTGATAGCAATGGGTACTATGAAGTAGTAGTAGGCGCTCTTAATAGTTATAATAGTGCCGGTGAGTATTATGTAAGTAAAGGGGCTTTAGAGTTATTTGAAAAGTCTTCACACTTTATGAGACGTATTAATAACGGGGCGCTATATGCCGAACTAGGACACCCTAAACGCCAACCTAATATGTCCATGGAGCAATTTTATAATAGAATAATTTCTATAGAAGAAACTAATATATGCGGGCATTTTAGTGAAATTTATTTAGATTTTAATTTTGGTAAGAAAAACCCTCAACTTAATAACCCTGACCTAATTGGTATTATAGGTAAAGTTAAACCAGCTGGCGCTAAAGCTAATGCCCTTCAGTTAGCTTTAGAAAACCCTAAACAAAATTGTTCATTTTCTATTAGAGGTCTTACAGAGAATCAACATCGTAATGGCAGAGTAGAACGTAAACTAACTAATATAATTACCTTTGACCATGTAACTGAACCAGGTATAGCTACATCTGATAAACATATGGCTCCTGGGCTAGAGCAACGTGTATCTACTGAGTCTTATATAACTGAGCTTACTGATGCTATTATTGATAAATCTGTCTTTAAGAGAGTACTTACTAAAAATATGTCCACTATAGGAATGGAAAGTAGTCGTGACTTATTTACAGATATTCTAAAAACTATTGAATATGATTCCGTTAAAGCTAATAGGTTATCTAACTGGTAACTGAGAAATAAGACTACTAGGGATTAAGTTCCCTAGTAGTCTTATTTAATTTTAGTTTAATTGTGACTCATTTAGTAGATAAGCTAACGCTCTAACTGAATTAACATCTGATGTTGCTAATCTATCCTTAATAAATCCATCGTGTTCTTCTAATTTAGAATATAGTACGTTTAAAGTTTTTCTATTATATATAGCTTATTGTTTCCATATAGCTATATATTATTTCCAAAGTTCTTTAGGTTCAGTAATTAATTTTGGTTTAATTACAGTTTCTGTATATACTTCTTATATAGTTTTACCGTTCTGAAGTTTAGCTTGTGTGTCTAAAAATCCCCTATGTTTAATAGACCTAAGATCAAATCATCTATATTTACTCTAAGTACAGATTAACATACTAAGCTATCTCCTAAGAAAGTTGTATTACTTCTATGCCGTTAATATGAGTATAGCTCTCTTTATGTGTAATAATGAATAGTTGACTAAATTTATCACTATTAGCTATAGAGGACACTAAATGTAACATCTTTTCACTATGTTCTGTATCCATATTACTAGCTAACTCATCTAGAAATAAAGGATAGCTATTTAGTCCTAGTAACTTATATAGTATTAGCACAAACGACAGATTGATGATATTCTGCATACCTTTACTAGTTTTAGAGATATCATCAATAATTAACTTATCTTCTACTTCTAATTTAAACCTATAGGTAAGACTTTCTGAATCTACATCTATAGGAATTAGAACTAATTTGTAACTCCATACGTTCTGTATAGTCTTATTAATGCTAGTTATAATTATATTAAGAAAAGAAGATACTACTTTAGCTAGTATACCATTTTTAGGGGATAACTCATCTAGTATATATTTAATTACCTTTATAGTTGATTTAGTGTCATCTATAGATTCCTTTTGTTTAGTTATGATAGTCTGTATAGAATCATAGTTATGTAACTCTTTTTCTAGAGATATTAGATTAGTCTTAAATAATGTTAAATCGCTCTCTACGCTCTTTAAAATTTCGGTTGATACAGAGTGAAGATTAACTGAGAATAATCGATCTAAGGACCTTTCTGATGCCTTAGAGAGTAATTTAATATACTCATATAGTTTCTCTATTTTAGGTATTAGATATAATACTGATTCTAAGTGATGTTTATAAGAAGCGGTGTCTTCTATAGATAATGATATAGACTCAATTGCTGTTTCTATATCTAACTGAGTCGCTTCTTTAAATTTACCTTTAGTTGTTATCTTACTAGTTACATCTTGAAGTTCTTTATTTAATGTGACTATAGTATCTATAGTCTCTAGCTCTAGATTAATATGATTAAGTAAAGGTAATATAGCTTTAGGATTAAGTAGTATATAGGATTCTTGGTCTATTATAGTCCATAGAGGTTTTAATACAGTATAAGTAGATGACCGTATAGACATAAACTGTTCATATAGAGAAAGATAAGTCTGTTGTTGTTCTATAAGAATATCTAACTCCTTAATATTACTCTGTATATCTATTTTTTCTTTTATTAGTAACTCTAAAGCTGTTTTAGTTTTAAGAAGAAGAGTTGGTATATCTTTAGGTGACCAAGTGTGTGAACAGTTAGGACAAGATATATTATCATTAAGTTCAGATAGTTCTTTAAGTTCTTTATTAGTAGAGAGCTCTCTAGATAGCAAAGTGGTTAGCTTATCTATTAAGTTTTTCTTACTAGTGAGAAGTAAGTTATATTTATCTCTAGAATAAATTTTAGTATCATTAGTAGGTATATGGTGTAGTATATCTGGTAACATAGATTCTAGTGTATGGATATTTCCTCTTACTTTATTAGTATCTATAGTTAGATCTGTAAAGTATTTAAGTGTAGTAGTAAGAGAGATAATCTGGTTAGATATAGTAGTACTTTTGGTTTGTAACTCAGATAGATCTGCTTCTTTAGCTATTAACGTTAAGTTTAATTCTTGTTGTTTACTCTGTAATAAAGAGTAAAAATTATTTAACTCAGTGTTAACTGAGGATAGATTATTACTATAGTTTAATTTAATAGAAGGTACAGATTCTTCAGGATATATTACTAAGTAGGAGTAAAATTTACTATATATCTGACCTAGTTTAGTTATTATGTCTTTATAGTCGCTATAAACTGAATCTAGAGTATCTGTAGACTTATATCTATGTAGGTCTTGAGTAAATTGAAGTAATAGTTCCATATGGTTACGAGTTACTGATATATTAGATTTTAATGAATCTATATGTCCTGGATTACTTACCTTTAATTCTTCTGCTTGCAGTACAGATAGTTGTGATTTAAGTAATAATTCATTTACTTTAAGTTCTTCCTTTAATTTATTATATGTATCTAAGACTACATCTATATTAATATTAGTTAAAGTACTAAATAGTTTTTTTCTTGCTAGTAGAGATAGGTTAGTAAATGTCTCTTGTCCAGTAAGTAAATCATGAACACTATCTGTTATATTAAAATGTTTGTAGACTAAGTCTTTCTGAGTGGTTATGTTATTTGATGCATTAAGTTCTTCATCATCCTGTATAAAACTAAAACTACTACCAGATCTAAAATCAGATATAAGTTTGTACTTAGAGTTGTTATATAGTAGATGTATTTCCTTATATCCACCTTTATTAAAGTTATTCTTATCAGCAGGTAGAGATGTAAGTTCATTTAGAAAACTTGTTTTTCCTGACCCATTTACTCCAGTTATAAGATAGATTTTACTAGTAAAATGGTACTCAAATTTAACTGAATCCCTTAAAGGAAATCGTTTATAATTTTCTAGACAAAGATATGTAAATGTAAGCATAGCGGTTAATTCTTTCTAATTTTTAGTAGTCAAATAGTTCCTAATGAAGTATTTTTTAATTAAACTACCCCTAGAGGCTTGTGGCCTCTAGGGGTAGTGGTTTGCATTTAAGCAAGCAGGGCGCCTTATGTGGATAGTAACATGAATTGTTATACCCGACAATAGACTTGAGGCTAGTATAGTCTCACACTATATCCATTAGTTGTTCTTTAATCATTAAGTCTTTATTAAGAAACACACCAAGACTCTCTAATATCATTCTATGTTGTATAGTTATATCTAGTACTATACGTTTAATGTCTATAACTTTAATAATTTCACTAGGTATACCACTTCCTACTATATATTCTTCTGCTAAATATATAGTAGGTAAATCTTTCTTATTATATTTAATCATCCAGTTATTAAGTTTGGTTCTAAGTTCTATGTCGTCTATACTGTCTAACCACTCTTTATAAGATATAGAAGACGTTATAACTGTAGGTATCTTAATAACATCATAAGGAGGGTCTTGTATATTGCCGTACTTACTACTAAAGATATCTACCCAGAATGTGTGTCTTTGATAAGGTGATTTAAATTCATCTTGAGAGTAAGCTTCTCTACCCTTTATCTTGCTCTTCTTAAGATATAGACTTTCCCCTCTAGTAACACTCCGTATAATATCCTCTTCTGTATTAATTACTTCAGTAATAACATAACGCATATTTACTTTATTATTATCAGATATAGTATTAAATATATACTTAACTAAATCTTTACCTTTATTAATAATAGACTGTGGTACAGCGCTATTTTTAATATGTACGCCTTTTACTAATAGCTCAGAAGTATCATATACGTTACCTTCTTGTATAATAGTATCAGCAAAATAATGCTTACTTACTTCTAAAGGTAAGAAACTTTTCCATATAAACTCTGATTTCATAGCTAGTGTATTTAGTAGATCGTCAGATACATTCATATTTCTACTAAGTATAGCTAAAGCATTAATAATATTCTGCGATGCTATATAACACATACATCCAGTTAAGGCTATAGAAACATCATTAACCTTATATCCATTCATATACCAAGTAACCCATTCATCTAAAGTAAAACAAGTAGAATCAGTGTCACTTAAAACTACCGTTCTTCTTTTAAAGTTACCTAACCTGTTTGAGTTAGTTGGAAATATATTATTCATAAAAAATACATTAAAGAAGTCTTTATATTTAAGGAATATAGATTCACAGTGTTTAGCTGTTAGTAGTATAGACTTAGCTAATAAAGCCTCATTCATTTTAACATAATCTTTACCAAATCCCTTTATATCTGAATAAAAGATAGTGTGTACAAAAAACAGTAAACTTTCATCTATCTTATATAGTTCAGATATATCCTCTAGTTTACTTTTATCCTCTACTTTAACAATAAGTTCAGTTAGTACTTTTCTTACTAAACTCTCATTAAACTTACGAATATGATATAGATCACCTAAGTAACATATAGCAGTTAACTGATAAGGGTCTAATCCTTCTAAATAAGGTTGTATATGTACCCTATAGTACTTATCATCATTAAAATATAAATCAGAACTATATTTAAGTACGTGTATAGTATCCTCTACCGTAGGTATATACAAGTTATACTTAGTTACTATTGACTTAATACTATCTATATCTGAATTACTAGTTATATAAACTATAGAGTTAAGTACATCTATAGGTCTAGGTAAACATCTATTACCAGCTAATAATTTCTCATTAAAAGCATTACTAAGAGAAGTCATAGTTCTAGTTATAGAAGTAAGAGTGTTATGAGCGGTAGGGTTATATAAAGCACATGCTTCTTGACCAAATACTCCTGATAAAGAATTATTATATATTTTCATAGTGTTCTGTTCGTTATTCTTAGATATAGATAGTTCTATATCTCCTTCTGCTTTAGCCTTCTGTGAAATCTTCTTAGCTAGAGATCGTTTTCTAACGTTAGTAAAAATGAACTCTGATAATATAGACTTTTTCTTACTTGCGTTAACGTAAGAAGTAAATGTAGGTACTAGTATATTTCTTTCTTTAATATTAGTAGTTATGTATTTTAATAGAGAGGAATCTTCTACTATTTTATCACCATTTTCTTGTCTAGTGAAGTGTTTAATCGGTCTATCTCTAAAATGTTTCTTTATATAAATATTAGCTCTAGCTCTAGCTTCTTCTAATGGTATTTGTTTCTTTATATGAATAAAATAAGTTAATTGTTGCATATAGTCATTAATAGGATCTAGTTGAGTATTATAGTCTTTATTATCTTTAAAGAATATATCTTTCATTTATTACTCCGTATTAAATACTATTCAGTTCATGTGGATTAAGGAAAAAAATTACTATAAGGTGTACCTGAAGTAGTTACGGTTACGTGTATACCAAGTATATTTGATTGGTTTAAATCTTCACTTAGAAGATACCACGTCAAAAGGAGAAGAAAATGACCGTAGTGAAAAAGTTTGAACCAGAGGTTTCCGTCGAGGAAGCCATGAGAATCATCTGCAGTAACGCAGATGACCTTATCAAAGATTGGGTAATCGGAACGTTTGGGGCGACGGTCCTTGTCCCAAAAACAGGACTTAATCTTAGCACGGTGACTGGCATCACTGTCGGGGATAAGACAACTGATGGTTATATGATTTCCGTTACCCCAGCGGAAGATACGACCAAAGAGTCACACGAAGAGGTCTGCGAACCCGCTATTATTCAGAGGTTTATCGGGGTAGACGAAAGCGGCCGTGCAGTTAAGCTTGCGCCAGCTGGTAGATCTGTTCACAACTTTATCTCAGTTTAGTGTTCCTGAGATGAAATTGTGAAATAGAAAAGGAGACGTGTTACCACCTCCTTTTCTTTCTTTTTTCTTTAATTTTTATAGTAATTTTTTACTATTGCTAATAGTTTGGAAATTTTATTTCCTTCTCTCCATTTTCGTGGGGGGAACCGTAGGGGAGGGGGGAGAAAAAGGAGAGGGAAGAAAGAGAAGAGAAAAGAAGAAAGAGAAGAGAGAAGAAAGAGAAGGGAAGAGAGGAAGAGAAAGAGAGAGAGAGAAGGAAGAGGGAGGACGAGGGAGAAGGAAAAAGAAAGAAATATATTAAATTAGTACATAGTTGAACATAAACCTACACTTACTTTTTTTAATAAAAAACTAAATAGTACAATTTGCCGTGTGTTAATTAATGATTAGACACAACGCTACTTACTAGCTAAAAATCTTGTGAATTTTAACACTTTCAGCAGAAAGGTAAGAGAACATGTCTGAATTAACTATGGATCAACAGATCGAAGTTGTAAAATCTAAACAAATATTAGAAAATGGAGTTGTGGTTAGTAATATAATTGAATTAGTAGTTAATGTTATTACTAAAGTAGCTGGTAAGGATATAGCTGATAGTGTAGACGGTAACACTATTAATCGTAATATTCTTAGCAATTTGGTAGCTAGAAAACTCAAAGATAAGGTTTTAGGAGAATAACATGATTAGTAAAATTTCTGCAGTGGTAGGAACTAATTTAGCTAGTCTATTTACTGAACAAGGTATTAAATTAGTTCCTAAAAACAATACGCTACTTAGTGAATTAGTTACTAGTAATAATACTAATAACGGAATAGGTTATAGTAATTTAGCAATGAACAATGACGAAATAGCTAGTAGTATAGAATATACTAGCACTGGTGAGGTAACCGTTCATAATAATAAAAAAGAATACGTTAGTAGTTCTCATGACAACTATATAGATAACTATACTATAGATCTTACTAAAATAGTTACTGGGTATATAAGTTTTAGTAGAAATGTTGTTAATAAAGAGGTTACTTTACTAAGTGATATGATTAAAGAAGCTCTTACTAACTACTCTTTTAAAGAACCTGAGGATTACTTTAAAGTAACTTGGTATAAACTACCTACTCTTTTTAGTGGCATAGTTGCTAGTGAAATTATTAGAGACGAGTATACTGGTAAGTACTTTAAAGATAGTATTAACCTAGATGTACTTAATACTGAAGAATTTAAATTAGATACTTATTTACTTATAGGTGATAGTGATGAAGATAAAGAAATTACTTCATGGATTGCTGGTATAGGTATAGATAAAGTTAAAGGTTATATTTATGGTGATGTTAATGAGTACGATTTGGCTATTAAAGATTTACTGGAGTATAGTTTTGTTAACTATTTATTCTATAGAAATTTAGTAGAGCGTAAGGACTTAAACGTTGGATTAAATAGTTTAAGTATTAACACTAAAGGTGTTGGTTGTAGAGATTACTATGCTAGTAAATTTAAGATAGCGTATGAGTTATATCAGAGAGATATTAGAGTTGGTAAACTTATAGGGAGTAATAACGATATAGGTTTTAGTTTCTATAATGAAACTGAGAAGGAAGTTACTATTTTTCAAGATAGTTTTGATAAGTTAGCTGAAGGCGGTGGTGGTATTGAGATGTTATTCGGCTACATGTGTAGTGTAGAGAGTAGTAATGATATTACTGTAGATAAACTACTAAGTAATTCTGATAAATGGTTAAATGTTTGGAAGAATACTCGTAGTCTATATGTTATATATATGAATAATAGTAGATTAGATATATTTAAGAGAGTTGCTAAAGAAGTATACTATAGTCAGTGTAAAGCTGAAATTAGTAGAGATCAAGATGAAAATGAATATATAATTAGTCATGTAGGATTTTTAGAAGAAACTATTAAGTTAGGTAATGAGTATATAGATAGTATACATTCTGATGATCTGGATAAACTAGATACTATCTGTCTAGAGTTAGTAGCTAGAATTAGATTTAGGTATACTAATGCATATGAGATTCTTAAAGATATGGTTAGTGTATTAGAAAGTAATAAAGATATATCAGTTAACGAAGCTGCTTTATATTCGGTTATAGCTTATTTAACTGAGTATATGGCACAGCAGATGGATGTTGTTAGGGTCTAGCTGTAACATAACCACCTGGAAGTAGTTTCCAGGTGGTTATGGTTTTGTTTTTAATTTATAAGGGATGTTTTGGTATAAAACATAGAGGAATATTGATATGTCTATCATTTCAGATATAGTTAACGAGTATATTAAGGTTAAATATCTTCCTGAAGTTAGCGGTAAGATATATGAGAGTTTTGAACTAATGTTAGTATTTGGTTATAATTATTTCGAAGATAAGTATGTAGATTTAGTTAGTAACGATTACGGAGTTGATAGCGCTGACAGATCCGATATGTTTATTTTACTGATTAAGAAGGATTTACTTGAGATAGTTACTAGCCATTATATAACATTAGATAGTGAGCAAGATATTAGTTTAAATGAGTTAGTAGAACTTGTTCAGTTTCTATATTTAATTCAAAATTTAGAGCATTATGATATAGTAAAGTATAGAGTATATAGCCAAGATAGTGCTAAGAATATAGTAGTTGATCTTATAGATAGATATAGCATGTTAGGGTCAGTTAGAGCTATGGAACTTATAGAGAGAGTTGATGATATATTTATAACTGGGTTACAGGCTTTTATTAAAGATAGTGATACAGAAGAAGTGGTAGATTTAAAACATAAGAGGTATGTAGATAGGTTTTTTAAGTTTATAGGAGATACAGAGTGTATAGGTAGAACCCTATATAATAAAGGATATACTAAGGTTACATTAGAGGAGATTCTTGATATACTTACTATAGACATACCTAGCTATGTAGATAAAGGTATGATATTAGAATCAGGTAAAACTACACTAGACGTGCTTAGTTTAATAATTATTACTATGGATGAATATATAGCTCCTCTGTATAAACTTAAATCTAATATTAGATTACTAAGCAATGACCCTAAGAACTATACTAGGTTAATTTCTATAGCTGAGAAGATAATTATAGATTTTAATAGTTTTGTAGAGGCTGAAGAAGCTAAGGGGAAGTTAAATGATAACTAAACTTGATTACTTAAAAAAGTGTGTAGTTAACAGAACGCCTTTAGAGAATAAAGATTGGTATATTAAAGCTATATGTATACCTACACTGATAGAAGAAGATATAGACTCTAATCCTTATCAGTATAAATTAGTAACTAAACCAGACGGTTTATACTATTTAGAAGTTAGTGATTTAGATAAGAAATATGAAGTAATTAAGATACAGGATTATAAACATAACCTACCTCTGTTTACATTTAAAGATATTATAGAAATTGACGGTAGTTGGTTACCTAGTGTATCAGAGAAAATATCTACTAGATTAGGTAACCTTATAGTTAATACTATTGTACTATATGCTTCACTAGGTACTAAAATACAGTATATTAATACCACTGTTAAATTAGAAGAAATAGAAAGTATTTTTATATATAAGGTTAAGAACGATATTAGTAAAGATAGTGAGTTTATTACAGTAGATGAAATGATAGACTGTATAGATAGATTCTATTTTCTCACTAATTTGGCATTTATTACTAATATTGCTTCTAGTGAGAAAGTTATAACTGGTCCAACTGGTATAGATAGTAAAAGAAAAGAGTTACTTAAAGAGTACGAAGGTCAGTTAGATGATCCTGTTAAATTAGTAGAATTAGAAAAGAAGTTAGAAGCTTTTGATAGAGAGTACTTAGAAGGGGATGAAGCTGCCTCAGTTATCTCTACTAAGAAAAAAGGTAAGACTGCTCGTAAAAAGATGTATCTTATATACGGTAACACTCTTAGTTTTGATAAGTCTAATAAAGATACAGTCATAACGTCATCTTTAAACGAAGGAATAGATATTACAGATAATAACTATGAAAAATATATAAACGATTCTAGATATGGTAGCTACGCTAGAGGTGCAAGCACTGCTATGTCTGGTTACTCTTATAAAGTATTACAACGATCTCTCAGTAGTGTTAAAATATCAGATATACCTTGTGATACTACGAAAGGATTATTAAGACTTATTGATGAGAAAAATCATAAGAATCTTGTAAATAGATATATAAAATCTGGTAATAGTTGGGTTTTGATAGATTTAGAGACTACAAGTAAAACCTATATAGGTAAAGTTGTTGAAATAAGATCTGTTATGTACTGTAAGACTAAAGGTAATTCAGTCTGTTATAAATGCTTAGGTGAAACCTATAAAGGAAAAGAAGCTGGAGTTACTAATATAGCAGCTAATATTTCAGCTGCAGCTATGACTGCATTCTTAAAATTAATGCATGGTGTAAGTACAGATGTTATTAATCTAGAGGATAACGATTTAATATCCTGATATAAGCACAACAGCACTGGAATGTATCCAGTGCTGTTGTGCTAGTTTAAATATGAAGACCAGACATCAGGGAAACTACAGTTAGTATTACAGTCTTTAAACATAGGTGCTATTTGATGATTCTTATACCCAGCAAGTCCACATCCTATAGCTGTTACCCAGAATTTACTATCTGGTCTATTAAAGGTATACTCTTTAAACATATTAACATATCTAGAGATTTCTTTAAGATCTAAAGTTCTAATGAATCTGTCTTTAGTTGGAATAGCATATGAAGAACCCATTATTCCTACACCTTTATACATTTCAGCACCAAAGTACTTAAAAGCTACATCAGCAGCTCCTTTACGATGAAATCCGCCTAAATTACTACCAAACACAAATATATAGTTTTCATTTTGTTCAGGCATAGTATTATTGCGATGATATTTGTATTTTAATCTTTTTGGCATTTTAAACTCCGTATTAAAATCACTATATATCTACCCTTGTGTTTCTTTTTAATTAATTTAGGATGGTTTGAATGTTTAATTAAAGGATTAAAAATGGGCATTTATACCAAAAGTGACAATACAGAGTTGTCTAACACTATCGCTAAAGTATTATCTAAAAGAGAGCTACTAGAAGACTCTACAGTCGATTCTTTTTTTAAATCTGATACAGAGGGTCATGTAGATAAATTAAACTCAACAGAGACCGTTTACGTTGAATCTAAACCTACTCCTGATGTAGACAATACTACTTTATTTAAAGAAATAGAAACTATAGCAACCAGTAACGTTATGAGTAAAAAACAAAATTTAATATTCTTCTCTTCGATTAAAGGTAATGCTACTTTTAATATAGATAAAAGTGTATTTATTCCTAATAAAGTTGTAATGTTGTCAAATAAAACCTTTTATAGTAAATATATGTTACAATTAGAGAGCATGATATTTAATAATAAGGATAACTTAGGAGTAGAAAACCTATTTAGTTTTATTTATTTAATGGACTATATTGTTAAAGATCGATACCCTGTTCTTATAACTACTGGTAAATTTAAGAGATTATTACCAACTATAGTTAAAGTATTAAATGACTTCTTTAACAAACATTATTCTGCTGTGAACGGTATATATACTATGTTTAAAGGAGTTAGTGAAATTCCTAAAGGGGGTAATAATGCAAGAACATGATAGTTCTTATTTAGTACTTTATTGTGACGGGAGTTGTTTCGGTAACCCAGGATATGGCGGTTCTGGAGTATATGGATATAGTTATAAATTAACTAATAAAAATAAGAATTATAAACACCCTAGCACGCCTACTCTTAACTTTACAACTAAGGGTGTTTTTAATGAGAAAGACGAACAAGGCATAGAAGTTATATCTATAGTCGAGGTTATTAAAGCTATATATAGTAAAGAAGCTACTAATAACTTAGCTGAATTAGAGGCGTTTATTTTAGCATTAGAAAGAGTAGATAAACTAGAGAACATATCTACTGTAACCATTTACACAGATAGTAACTATATAGTTACCTCTTATAATGAGAACTTAGATAGATGGGTTAAACACAACTATAAGAAACTAGATGGTAACTTAGTTAAACACAGAGCTAGTTGGGAAACTATTTTATATCACAGAGATAGATTAATTAATTTAGGTATAACTATTAATGTAGAATGGGTTAAAGCACACGCAGGTTTATATTGCAATGAAATTGCGGACATATATTCAACCATAGGAAGTAATTCAGCTAGAAGACAATTTAGAGAGAATAACGAACCATTTAAAGATATGATACTAGATAGTATAATGAATTATGCTGATTATAAAAAATCATATGTTAATAAAGACCTAATATTCCATTTTAGAGACTTATACTTTAATAGTAACAATACTGATGATAATGTATACTGTTTTCTAGCTAGTTCTGAGGATCAACACACTATAGGCAGAAAAGATATATCATCTATTTTTGCTATTAACGTTGGATATATACCTGATATAATTACTACTTTTAAACAAGAGTTTAGAAAGTTAAATAGAAACTATAACACTACTTGTTGTATAAAGTTAAATAAATTAGAGGATAAAGATCTATTAAGAGTTAGTAGATTTATAGACGTAAGGGATCTCTTAGTCTTTAATGAAAAAGAAAGTAAAATATGGTTTAGCATAGTACGTGATAATACCCCGTTTATATTTGAGAACGGGTATGAGTATCCGTTTATTATGAATACTACTAAGTTATTTAATAAAATGTTAGACCTAACTAAGATAACTGGATATATATCTCCTAATATAATTGAAATAGTAGATATTACTGATTGTATAGTAAATTCAGGTAAACTTATTATAACTAATAAAGTTAGTAATATAGATCTAACTAATAGAATATCTGATAAACTAAAGTTTGCACATAAACCTATACTTACATTAGGAAGAGATATACCTAACTATATAGCTCTTAAAAAACTAGAAGATAGTATTATTAAAGTAGAAGTTATAGTAGTAAATCAGTTTAATAGTAATTATGCTACTTTATATACTAATATACGCACAACAGATAGAGAGTTATATACTGTTAATATAGAAAATAAGTACCTATTGATTAAGTAGCGATTTAAAATACATATTTTTTGAAATAGGTTAACGCGCGTAGTACCTTGTTTTTTATTAACGGAAGGAATTCACATGTCACTGCTAAATCCAGTTGTATCCAAATTTTCGCTTACTCAAGGTGTTCCACAGGAAGTATATTTCTGCCCTGCTAGTAAATCACACGCTATCGTAGATCTTAGCTTCTTTAAAGATAATATAAATACTAATTCTTTAATAGCGGTAGGTCTTTCGTCTGAATCTAACCCAGCTAACCTTGCTAGTGTTGATTTCTTCGTTGACGATATCGAACTTATTTCTACTATTAACTCAGCTGAACTAAGTAAAGTTATCGTTGGTAGAGGTGAACGTTTATATGTAAGAGTTATACAAGGGGGAGATGTTGTAGTTCGTGTGGCTGGCGTTGAGGAGAATAACCCATTAGTAGTTAAAGCCGGGCGTTTAGCTGGTCTAGCTACTAGCGGCACTTCTCAAACTAAGATTTTTGAGAATAATCTACCTAACACCGCTTATGCTACTATTTCGATAACGGTCTTTAACGTATCTACATCTGAGACTTGTAATACTGAGATGTGGATTAGTACTTCAGAAACCCCATCTGCTACTGATAAAATACTTAATATTAGTATTCCTTTTAACGACACTACTATTGTAGTTAACGTTCTTGTTGCTCCTAACGAGAAGTTGTTTGTTAGAAGCGATAAGATTGGTACTGAATATTTTATTAACGGTATGATTGTGGCTCAAGTTTAAACTAAAAACTTACATACCCCTATCATTATAGGTAGGGGTATGTCTTTTATCTATTTTTTTTTTAAATAATACTCACCAATATCGTGGATATTAATAAGAGGTAAATAACTATGTTCGACGATTTAGACGTTTCAGATATAAGTGATCTTAATAAAGAAGAAACTAAAACTTATAGTAACGATTCTGATAAGAAAAATAACTGGAAGAATTTAAAGAAAAAACCAGAAGTAGCAGAGAACCCTTATATACCGATTGCCATATTTATAGACAGGGATTTTCCTGAAGAAATTAAAACTAAACTTATAGATATAGCTAGTAAACTAATAGCTAAGAAGTATACTGTTAGATATAACGCAACTGAAAAAGAAATTTATGATCGTATATCTGGGCTTTCTGTTGAGTATACTGAAGCCTATATACCATGGAAGAACTTTAATGAAATAGAAAGTAAACATAGTTATAATACCTTAACTAGTAAACATCTAGCCGAGATTAATTTCAGCGGGTGGGAAAAAGTACCTGACGTGGTTAAGGCTATGTTAGCTAGTAATGTAAGACTGTTATTTGGTGATAAGAATAACAGTATAGCTATGTGTCTTATTACTTGGAGTAAGGATGGTGCTAGTAAAACAACTGAAGTCACTAAAGATACAGGTAAGTCGTCTTTTATGATTAAACTAGCTAGCACTTATTCTTGGCCTGTACTTAACATAGCTAAAGATAGCGCTGTTAATATCTTGGAACGTAATTTTCACATTTAACTTTTTAAAGGAAATTTCATGTCTAAGAATAAGTATTTTAACAAAGAATCTTCAGTTAAGCAAGTTTCAGAAGAAGTAGTAAATGATTCTGATCTTACAGATGAATTTGTAGAACAGACTCAATTACAAGAAGTCTTAGAAGAAGTAGCTGAGGTTATACCTGAAAAGGTAGAAGAAGTTAAACCCGCAGTTAACCCGATTAAAGTATCTAAACAGGAAGGATTTTCACCCGTGCATAGAGTTGAATTTGATCTTACTTCATACGCTGAAGCTATGGGTAAAGATAAAGCAGTTGATCCTACAGAAGGCGGTAAGTGGCAGTATAGCCTTCTTCAGATATTTAAGAGTATTCTTAATAATAATGATCAATCTGAATTCGATAAAGAATGGAACACTGTTCTTAACTTCTTTAAGAAGAACTCAGATGGTATCTTTAATGAATACTATATGAATAGATTTTCTGATAACTGGATAGGTAGTCCTAATGAATACTCATTATATCGTCGCTTAGTGTATACTGTTATTCAAACAGCAGATCCTAAAACACGTAATAAAGCTATTAAGGATATTGACTTAGGACTCGTTACAGAAGGTTTAAATGAAGTAGCTAAAACTAGACTTCTTACTTTCTACGGAGCTTAAACTAGTAACATACCCCCACTGACTACAAGCTAGTAGTCAGTGGGGGTAATTATAATCACATATATACTATCTGTAATATCAACACAGTAGTTCTTTTAATGTTAAT